AATAAGTTTAAAGAAGAGGAGTAATAAATGATAACAGAGAACGATATTATATTTGACAATATATATGAAGAGGTGGCTACTAGACTAGATTGGATTTTGGACGAAGCAATAGAAGATATAGGTGATGAGTGGGGAATAAATGATAATATAATGATAAAGATTGTAGAAACTTGGTCGCAAGGGGTGTCTGTAAGGCTACCACTTACTACCAAAGTAGATAAAAAAACAATGGAGTTAATAAACAAGGAACAAAGTAATGAGTAGCTATAAGAAAATAATAGTAGAGTTAGCAGTATATATAGATAAAGATGAATATATACACAAGGGAAAATCTATAGAAGAAATTGTAGAAAGAGAACTTGAAGCTATAGAAGAGCAGTCTGGAATCTATATAGAGAGATTCATATCAGATGATGAGATAGTTGAAAATGATGAGGAAAAATAAACTTTGTCTTGCATTAATTTATTTCATATTTCTAAATTCAGTTAGTGAGAAAGGGAGAAAATCATGCCGTTAAAAGGCTTTAAATTTCCTAATGGTGAAGTAGTATCTCTTGAAGATGTAAGTAGAGGTAATGTAGATGTAGAAAAAATGGGTGTATCACTACCTACATTACTACATATGTCATCAGATAGAAAGCCAGATAGGAAACCATCAACTACAGAGTTATTGCAAGGTACTTGCCAAGCATACCTACAGAGAACAGAAGACTACTACATACACCCAGAAGATAATGCGTTCTCTTTAGCGGGTACTCTACATCATTTAAAATTAGAAGAATCATCACATCAAAATCACTATCTATCTAGTAGGTTATACTCAGAGATTCCATTAGAATCTATAGGTATAACAGGAGTCATAGACCTATACGATAAAGATACAAAAACACTTGTAGATTACAAGTTCTCTGGCTCTTATAAGATAGCAAAATGTCTAGGTATGAAACATAGATATACACAACATCCAACAGAGGTGTACAAAAGAAGTGGTAGATGGGGTAAAGCTGGTACACCTAAAAGAGTTAAAGAGTTTTATGTAGATGAGAATCATGTAGACATGGAAGATTGGGGGTGGCAAGTAAACTTCTATAGATATTTACTAGAGAACAATGGATACCCAGTAGATAAAATGTACATACAAGCAACAGTTAGGGATGCAGGTCTACAAATTGCTAGAGAAAGAGGTATAGATAAGAAGATTTATATGATGGAAGTTCCATATATAGACAACGAACATCTATTAGATAAGTTCGAAGTAAAAAGAGACGCTCTAATCTGGGCTATGGAGCATAATGAGTTACCAGAAGAGTGTACTGAAGAAGAGAAGTGGGGTGGTGTGAAGTGTAAATCGTACTGCTCCGTAAGGGAAATATGTCCGTATAACAAAGGAGATGAAAATGAAATGGACTCTTAAAGAAGAGAGAGATGGTACTACTTGGTGGGTAATAAGAGGTGGTGCTTTTTCTAATGTGATAAATAGTAAATACCCTCATAGACTATGGGATGATAAAGACGAGATTGATATGTATTGCAGTAACATGAATAGAAGAAGCAATAGGAAATGCGAGGTGGTGGAGGTTAGACATAGAGATGGGAAAAAGTACTAGAAAAAGAAAACCTAATAGGATAGTTAAGCTAGAGTTTAGAGTAGAGCAACTAGAGTTAGCACTAATGAACTTAATGTTTGTTGTAGCTAATCAAGACGATGAGTTGCCAAGATTCATAGATAGTATAAGGAAAGCAGAAGAGTTGACAAAGAGTCACGATGAGATATTTTCTATGATGACAAACGATGAAGGAGCCGAAGCTTGAATAAAGGTAATAATAAAGAGATAGTTGCCCTAATAGAGAATAGATTGGAGAAGGGCAAGAGAGAATACAACCAAGAAGTAGATGTGTTTGATGGTAGAGATTGG